ATCTAATGATGTTAGAATTTATTTTTTAGATTTGAAACAATATGTTGATTTATCCAATTATTCTTCGTACTTTTGTCATCACCAAGAAAACTCTGTTTTATTAAAGACAATGGTTGGTGACCCCAGTGATAGTATAAAGGGGGTTAAAGGTTTAGGTGAGACAAAATTAATATCTTTATTTCCAGAAGTTAAAGAACGAAAAATAAGTGTAATTGAAATAATAGAAAGTGCTAAAAAACAACAAGAAGAGAGAGCGTTAAAAAAACAAAAACCACTTAAAGTATTAGATAACATAATACATGGGATAACGGATGGTGTACAAGGAGATAGACTTTATGAAATAAATGAAAGGTTAGTTAATCTAAAAAACCCTATGTTAACGGAAGATGGGATAAGTGAGCTAGAACAATTGATTGATGGTACCCTTGACTCATCGGGTAGAGACCTCAACAACGTTATTATAATGATGAAAAGAGATGGGTTAGATAGAACAATAGGTAATAATAGATATCCAGAGTATCTATTACCATTCAAAAAACTAATCGATAGGGAAATTAACAATTAAATAACTAAACCACCAATGACAAATCAAGCAAAAACATTAACAACCTTCAATTCATTTAAGAAGATAGAAGAACAAAGATTCGAATTCGTCCTTTACATTAACAACCATATTATATGTCAGAGATATTTTAATATCCGTGATTATAATGAGGATTCACTTAACTCTTACGAAATGAAAGAGTTACTTGATAACATCACTAGTATGAACAATGATGATTTTGGTAGTTTAGGTATTATACCTAGACAATTAAAGGATAAATCAATTAATTACCTATGGGAAAATTATAACCCATATTATATTAAAAATGAAGAAGGTGCGAAAAATATTTTCGATAAAATAGATGATTTTCAATTTGAAATTAAGGTTGATAAAAATGTTGTGGCAAGTAGTTATTTCTCTGGTAACTTTTTCCAACCTAAAGTTAGGTATGCTGTGGATATAAAGGGAATTATCCCTTCTATTATGGCTGAAATAAGAGATTATTTAAGTAAAAAAAATTATACAAAACTAGAGGCGATTCCAACAGTTTAAGATATTTATTATTACAAGTGTTGTAATAGGAAATAGTAAGAAAAATTATTAATAAATATTAAAGATAATATAACAATCAGTGTTATTACTGAAAGGGATATTTCATCTTTTTTTAAGATAAAAAATGGAAAAAATAGATAAAAACAATTTAGAATATTTGGGTTATGATTATCAATTAAGATTATTACTACAGATACTTACCGATAGAAAATTTGCAAATACAATAATAGATATTATAAACCCTAATTACTTTGTGGACCCGTGGTTAAGGGTTATTTCCGCTACAATTAAGGAGGCTAAAAAAGTGTATGATGTGGTTCCAGATATGGGAAGTTTGGAATCTAGGTTATTAGAAGAAATAACCGATGTTCACCAAAGAAAATACGCTTTAGATGTGCTGAGTAAGATTAAGGATGCTAACCTAAATGATACACTATGGGTTCAGGATACCGCAATGAAATTTTGTAAGCAACAAGAATTAAAAAAAACCTTATTAGAAATAAATAAAATAGTTGAAAGGGGTAATCTTGATGAATATGAAAAATGTGAGACCTTATTAAGGAAAGCGTTAGAATATGGAGATATGAAGGATGATGGTTTTGATGTTTTAGATGATATCGAAGCTGTTTTAGCTGATGATTTTAGAAAACCAATTAGAACAGGTATATCTGGTTTGGATAGTATAATGGATGGTGGATTATCCAAAGGTGAGTTAGCGGTTATATTAGCACCATTCGGTGTCGGTAAAACAACAATGATTACTAAAATAGCAAACACAGCTATGAATGATGGTAATAAAGTTTTACAAATATTTTTTGAAGATAATCCTAAAGTAATTCAACGAAAACATTTAGCTTGTTGGTCTAAGATTGATTTAAATTCTTTAACCCTACACAAAGAAGAATTGATTAAAATGTGTAATAATATGAGCACATCAACCAAAGAAGGTAAGGGGATATTGAAACTTAAAAAATTCCCAAGTGATGGTACTACAATACCAATCATTAGACAATATATTAGAAAATTAACAGCTCAAGGTTTTAAACCAGATATTGTTTTACTAGACTATATTGATTGTGTACAAACATCACAACATTTTGATGATGCTAATATTGGTGAGGGTACTATTATGAGACAATTTGAAACTATGTTATCAGAATTAGATATTGCTGGATGGACAGCGGTTCAAGGTAATAGAAGTTCTATTAAAGCTTTAGTAGTAGAGGCAGACCAAATGGCTGGTTCAATTAAAAAGGGAATGATAGGTCACTTTATTGTATCTATTGCTAAATCACTAGACCAAAAAAATGATGGAACAGCTACAATGGCTATTCTTAAATCTCGTTTTGGTAAAGATGGTTTGATAATGCAAGATATTAAATTTGATAATGCAACTATTCAAATTGATATGGGTGATAGTAGTGGTGCTAAAACACAACAAGATTATAAAAAGGGTGTTCAAATACAAGACCAAAATAGAACAAATCAAGTTATGGAGGCGGCTATGAATAGAAAGAAAGTGCTTGATTCTGGATTAATTAATCCAAATGAAGGAGTTTTACCTAACACAAATAATAATAACAATTAATCAATTAATTTTTTAATGATGTATGGATTTATCAACTAGTATTTTATCGGACATAACAGTGCATATGAAATATGCTAAGTATATGCCAACAATAAAAAGAAGAGAAACATGGTTTGAATTAGTAAGTAGAAACAAAGAAATGCATCAGAAGAAGTATCCACTTTTGAAAGATGAAATAGAGGATGCCTATAAATATGTTTATGATAAAAAAGTGTTACCATCAATGCGTTCACTACAATTCGGTGGTAAACCAATTGATATTAGCCCCAATAGAATTTATAATTGTGCATATTTACCAATAGATGATTGGAGAGCATTTAGTGAAACGATGTTTCTATTACTAGGTGGAACTGGTGTTGGATACTCAGTACAAAAACACCATATAGAAGATTTACCAGAAATTAGAAAACCAAATCCAACTAGGTCTAGAAGATTTTTAATAGGTGATTCAATAGAGGGTTGGGCTGACACGATTAAAACACTCATGAGGTCTTATTTTGAAGGCTTATCAACCCCAGATTTTGATTATTCAGATATTAGACATAAAGGTGCGTTATTGGTAACTAGTGGTGGTAAAGCTCCTGGACCTCAACCACTTAAAGATTGTGTTCATAATATAAAAAAGATTTTAGATAATAAAAAAGATGGTGATAAATTAACACCATTGGAGTGTCATGATATTATTTGTTTTATAGCTGATGCTGTATTAACTGGTGGTATTCGTAGAGCAGCGTTGATTTCCTTATTTTCATTTGATGATGAAGAAATGTTATCATGTAAGTTTGGTGCTTGGTGGGAACTTAACCCACAAAGAGGTAGAGCTAATAACTCGGTTGTTATACTTAGACATAAAATTACAGAACAAAATTTCTTCGACCTATGGAAAAAAATTGAAGAGAGTGGTTCTGGTGAGCCTGGTGTTTATTTTTCTAACGATAAAGATTGGGGGACAAACCCTTGTTGTGAAATCGCCTTAAGACCATATCAATTTTGTAATCTATGTGAGATAAATGCGTCTAATCTTGAATCACAAGAAGACCTTGAGGTTAGAGTCAAAGCAGCTACACTGATTGGAACATTACAAGCTGGATATACTGATTTTCATTATCTTAGAGATATATGGAAACGTACAACTGAGAAAGATGCGTTAGTTGGTGTAGGAATGACTGGTATTGGTTCTGGTGTAATATTGAACTATGATTTAGAAGCAGCGGCTAAGGTTGTGTTAAAAGAAAACGCAAGAGTAGCTAAGTTAATCGGAATCAATAAAGCAGCTAGAACAACAACAGTTAAACCTTCTGGAACATCATCATTGGTGTTAGGAACATCATCTGGGATACATGCTTGGCATAATGATTATTATATTAGAAGAATTCGTGTTGGTAAAAACGAGGCTATTTATAGTTATTTATTGACACATCACCCAGAATTAGTGGAAGATGAGTATTTTAAACCAAAAGAACAAGCTGTTATATCAGTTCCAGTAAAAGCACCTGAAGGTTCTATATTCAGATTTGAATCACCGATGGATTTACTAAGCCGTGTTAAAACCTTCAATACTAGTTGGGTTAAAACAGGACATAGAGACGGTCAAAATTCACATAACGTATCAGTAACCGTTTCCATCAAGAAGAAGGCTGAAAAGGTCTCTAAACTAGATGAAAACGCTATTAAATTGCTAGACGCACACGGTCAACCAGTAATGGAAGATAGAAGGGACAGTGATGGAAATGTGATATACAAGGTTAATGAATGGCCATCTGTTGGTGAATGGATGTGGGCTAATAGAGATACATTTAATGGTATATCAGTATTACCATACGATGGAGGTAATTATATCCAAGCACCTTTCACTGATTGCTCAAAAGAGAAATACGAGGAAATGATGAAATCACTATCAAATATAGACTTAACCCAAGTGGTGGAATTAACAGATAATACAAATTTGTCTGGAGAGGCAGCTTGTGCTGGTGGGGCGTGTGAGATTGACTTCAATAAGAAGGACCTAAAGACACACTAAATTTAACCTATAATTTAGAGTAAAGAGACCCGTAAGGGTCTTTTTTATTTGCTTATTTGCTTATTTACTTACAAAAATAGTTTAGTATTATATTTATGTAATATGGCTAAAGGTAAATACATAAATATAAATTATCCCTTCAAAGACTCTCACAAAGGATTTTTCTTGGATTTGAATTCAGATGATGCTTCAGCCATTAAAGCTGACCTAATGCACTTAATATTAACAAGGAGGGGTCAAAGGCTTTACAACCCAGATTTTGGGACTGATTTATTAAGATTTATTTTCGAACCAGAAGATGGGCTTACTCTTAATAAGATAAAAGAGGAGATTACAACCGTTGTTAAAAAATATTTACCAAAACTACAAATCACTGATATATCAGTAGAACAATCAACAGAAAGTGATTATGCTGCTGTTGTTAGAATGGATTATACAATAACAGATGATGTATTTACCACATCAGATTTCATAATAATTAAACTTTAATGAGTGAAAGAACAATAAATATTGATAAAAGCGTATTATATCAAAAATACGTTATAGAAAATAAATCTATAAGTATGGTTAGTAAAGAACTAAAATGTAGTGTTGATACCGTTCATAAAAGGTTAGTAGAATATGGTTTTAATAGAAATAAATCAGAAGCTCAAATAATTAAGTGCGATAGGGAAGGTGTTCATAATAGCTTTGATTTAGATAGTGAGTTAATTAAAAAGTTATATCTTTCTGATAAATTAGATTCATATAAGATAGGTGAAAAATTAGGTTGTAGTCAATATAAAGTTTGGAAAACATTAAATAAACTTGGTATAACTAGGTCTATATCAGAAGTTATGAAAATTAGACCAATATCAAAAGAAACCAAGAGAAAATTAAGATTGTCACATATAAAAAGAATTGAATTGGCTCACTTTAATGGTAATCAAGTAACTCCATTTTATAATAAAAAGTCAATCCCTATTATTGAAAAATATGGGGTTGAATATGATTATAATTTTAAACACGCTGAAAATGGTGGTGAGTTTTATATTAAAGAGTTAGGTTATTGGGTTGATGGGTATGATATAGATAAAAATGTTGTTTTAGAGTTTGATGAGAAATATCACAATAAACAACAAGATAAGGATAATAAACGCCAAAGTGAAATAATAGAACACTTAAAATGTGGTTTTATTAGATTAAATGAAAATGGTGAAGAAATTTTAAAAATAAATTAATATGGCAAATACGGGAATCAATTACACATCTAGGTCCTTCGCAGATATTCGCAGCGACTTGGTTAATATGGTTAAACAATACTATCCAGATATTTTTAATGACTTTAACGATGCGAGTGTTGGTATGATGCTTCTTGAATTAAACGCTGCCGTTGGTGATATGCTTTCATATAACACGGATAGAATGTTTCAAGAGACTCAAATAGACTACGCTCAAGAAAGAAAATCAGTACTATCTATGGCTAGAACCTTTGGTTTACATATTCCAGGAAAAAGACCTAGCATAACGATTGCTGATTTTTCAGTTACGGTTCCAGTGTTAGGTGATACATTTGA